CGGGCCAGTTCAGCACCCATGTTTGGTGCTTGTTTGTTGTCTGATGTCACCACCAACTGCATCTTGCTTTCAAGAATGGTCAGTTGATGATTAGCCACACTCAGAGCATTCATCAAGTATACCACACAGGCAAACATGATGGGTAGCACAGCAAATGTCACCTTTTCGATCAGTGCGCCCTTGGCTTCGCCAGCACTCATCTTTTCTTTGATTTGTTCCAATTCCATGGTTTTCGCTCCGTTTGTATTATGTACTACTATTTAACACTTTCGAAGATTTTCTTCTGCTCTCGGTACCATTCTTGCCACATTCTCAATTTTTCTGCGTTTTCGTGGCAGGCTCCGTAGTTTTCAACGACTCTGTCGAGGAGCCTACTGGCTTCAACGCCACTGGGGGTTCCATCAGTTGCGGCGGCACGCTCGGGAACTTCATTACGACTGGCGCTGTCGTGGAGCACGACTGTAGACTTAGGCAAAGTACACTGAGCATCAAGCTGTTTGCCAGCAACTTCTTTGATGATTTCTCTGTTGACATAGACATTTTCCTTAACTATTTTGATTTTTTCAACTATTTTGGTTTCTATCACTGTGTTGACTTGCTGGCTTTTTTCTTCAGCTGCCTTGACTTTGGCTTCTAATTCTGCTACACGAGCCAGCCACACAGATTGTACGCCGTGGCCACCGTAGAAATAGGCTCCCACAACTAGTAATACAACACCAACCAGTTCCGCTGGCAGCTTGTATTGCCCTATCATGGGAATCCAGGTTACCAGTTTGCTAGCAATGTACAGCACAATGCCTGCTGACAGCATGATATAATATATTAAAATAAAAATACTATCAGGTACAAGGCTTAGGAACCAACCAAACATATCAAGCCCCGAATATGTGCAGTGCGTGTTCGTAATGCTTGATGCGATCTTCTAGGCCAATAGTGCCACCGTTAATGCGTTTGGTTAATGTCAGTATGTCTCCAGCGTCTGCCCACTGATTTAGTTTGTTTTGTTCCCAGAAAAAACAGGCTGATTGAACAGCACCTTCAAATGTCTGTAGGTATTCACTGGCTTCTTCTACAGGAATATCTAATGAGCCTGCAAAGAATGTATAGTTGTTCTTGCCAGTCAATTGAATAAGACCACGACCGCAATAACGGAAACCATCACCCGACTCTTCCGGGCCATTGCCCATACGGTTAGCATACACTCTATTGGCAATCATTTCACCCTTGCCTGCATACCGAGCAGCAATGGCATCATCTGGAAAATACTTGGGAAACACTCTGCGTAGGCTGGCTGCTTTATAGTTTAAGTTTTCCTTTAGGAAAACAAAGCCACCGCTTTCGTGAGCGCACTGTGCTAGGAAAGCAGCCACACGCTGAGGAGTTGTGATTTCATACTCGGGAAGTATTTCACTGATGGCTTCAAACCATTGATCCACATAGGCATTCTTGGGAATCATTTCTTTCAATTGTTGTTTGGTAAAATCAAATGTAAAACTCATTGTTCAATCCTTTGCAATAGCATTGCTTGACCCTTGTTGTCAAACATAAATTTGTCGCCTACCTTGTTGATGTTGTAGTCGCCTAACACTTTAGTTAGCCAAAATATTTCACTGGTGGCTGTATCATCCATTGCGATAGCGTCTACTACTCCTTCTAGAATAGAATCAGTAGCAGCTTCTTTGACCATACGCAGTTTGATCTGTTTGTTAAAAGGTTTATGAATGGTGATAACATCGCCGTCTAGTGTTAGATCGTCCATTAGAGTTTTGCTAAAAAAACGTTTGATGCCTTCGGTTTGTAATTTATTTAGATTGCGATCGTATTTGTCAGGAGTAGGAGGAACAACTCGATCCAAAGATTCCTGAGTCATATCATATTCATCGGTCATCTTGTGATATTTAAATTTCCAGTTATCTATTCCTGTGAGTTTCTCAACTCCGTGGGCGATTTCTTCAATTTGCTTAGAAATTTGGGGAGTACGATTTAGTTCCACAAATACAAAATATTCACCTTTGGCGTTTTCTCCAGAACTGACATCTGAATCTAAAACAAACTCAAATCCTTTTTCTATAAATTCCATGACATCTTTGGCAGGGTTTCGATCTTTAACTTTAAAAGTGATCACGCAAACATCTCGGTCTTCACCCATTTTGGATCTGTGACTGTCAATCTCGAATAGTGGATAGATCATTTCTTGTAGATCTAACGATCTCAATCCTTCGTTAAGCTGCTGGTTGTTCTGCATTTGCCATATCCTGTACTTGTGATTCTGCTGCATCGGCCTGAATGTTAACAGCACCCTGTTGATTTAGAATATCTTCAACTTTGTTTTTATCTAAATTACGATATCCGCGATTTATATCGTTCATTAATTTTTTAGGCATAGTGATTTTGACCATCCACACATCTTCTTGATCAATTTTTCCCTTGCGTGTGCCCGGCCTAATATCATCTGGCTTTTTAATTTTTCTAACTTTGGCCAGTTTAGTTTCTGCAAACTGCACTTTACAGCCATAGTCCAACAGGCGTTTGCCACCTTGTGGTTCGGGCATTTGTTCTTTGGGCCACATGAATGTACACTGCACCCAGTATCTACTTTCAATAGGACCTTGGACTAGTTCGCCTTCTATCCAATTATCGTAGACGTAGGTATCTAATTCATCAATAACTCTTTCAAAATCTTTTAAAAGATTGAGACTGTTGTTAGATCCGTATACGTTTTCTATGTTAGCTATAATGTCTTTGATGTCGGCCATAGTATCTCCCATTGTATTTATTCCAGTCGTTTCTTTAACACAACTTATAACTTTTAGAACTTGTTGTTAAATACTGTTGTGTTCGGCCACGGACACCAACGGTTTGAGGTCCGTGCCTAACACTTACAGGAGGGCTAACCTTATATGAAGAGAAGAAAAGCAGCACCGCTGAAAACAGCTAATGCTCATCATTACCAAGCGTCTAACGTCATTAACCTAGTAGATAATACATCTTACAAAAAACGTCCTAGAGTCCAAATATATCCCAAAAATCTCAGTCAAGAAGACTACCTGTTAAAGCTAAACGATCCAAATAAAATGATTGTGTTTGCTACAGGTCCTGCAGGCACGGGTAAAACCATGCTGGCTGTGCAATGGGCTATTGATCAACTCAAATACGGAGATGCTGCCAAGATAATAATTACAAGACCAGCTGTGTCAGTGGATGAAGACCACGGTTTTTTACCTGGGGATCTAAATGAAAAAATGGCCCCTTGGACAAGACCAATTATGGATGTGGTAGCTGAAAATTACAATTCCAAAGAAATCGAACATATGGTAGCGGAGGGAATCATTGAAACCAGTCCTCTAGCATATATGAGAGGTCGGACTTTTAAAAATTCAGTAATTATAGCAGACGAAATGCAAAACGCTACGCCTAGTCAAATGAAAATGCTGCTTACTAGGCTGGGTATCGGATCTAAGATGGTAGTCACTGGAGATTTGCAACAAGCAGATAGACCCGCTAATAACGGTCTTCTCGAGTTCCTAGGGTTGTATAACAACTTTGCAAATCACAGGTATGTAGATCTTTGCAAATTTACTGCAGGAGACATTGAACGCCACGAGGCAGTAAAGGAGATATTAACAATATATGGTGATGATTAATCTTTAGGGAGATGGGGGGTCAGTTGATCCCCCAATACTCTTTTATACATTTCTAACATATCATCAAAGGTGGCTTCTCTATTGAGACTGTTTACCACACATTTCTTTTCTTTAAAGTCTAGAATAACCTTGGCACTTTGAATGTGCTTGGTTCTAATATTGTTTTTAAACTCTGTTAGTTCGTCCCACTTGCCATTGGGCTTTAGAACATAAGTCACGATCATATATCTATTGTTCATTCTATTTCCATCCAGGTGTGATCACCCATGTATTTTACCTGTGCTTGATATTCGTAATCTTCTGGAGCACCAGTAGACCAATCATCGGGACCATGCAGTGTGAGCAAGGTGTGCTGTTTCCTTTTGTCCCACACCAACCAATAATGATTGCCCATAACTATTTGAAATTGATAAACGGCTGCATGAACAGAATCTGTAATTTCCAATCTACGCTTGATGGCCCGAGCTTGTTTCTCCAACACACTAACCAACTCCATGATACGATCATATTCCTGCTGGGCATACATCCTAGCATGATTGATCATTAGATCCTTTTGTTTGGTAACAGGTACTAGATCAAATTTAACTCCGCCGGCCTCGGTGGGATACTCTGATACATTTCTATTAAAAAACGGAATAATGGATCCAGTGGATGTAGAATCATAGCTGGTTCTACCCTTGGCAGAGTTTGGCGGATTGTCTTCAGGCATTTATTCTGGCAAGTTTAATTAGAACCGCGGCTAGATTTATTTCTGGATCAATAACCATGGAATGGTCAACCAGTCCTTGTTTAAGTGTAAGTATGGCTTGATATTGTTCTTGGTCGCCCCCAAAGATCTCAACATTGTCATACAACCATCTATAAACTTCTTCAACTTCATCTGCTCGAAGTTTTGAACATAACAGTTTACGAGCATCGTGTATCTTTCCAGCTCGAAATAATGCCACCATCTCAAACTTCCATTCCAAGGTTCCTGCATCTTCTTTGGTAGGTGGAAACAGTTTTTGATCTGTTACGTGTTGTTGTAGTAGATTGAGACATTTTCTAAGATCAGGATAAGCAGTGCTTACATATAGATCCAGTGTTTCAAGATCAAATTCAACTGATTCTTCTACTAGAACAGTGGCTGCTCTTGCTGTGTATTCTGTAATATCAAGTTTTGTAAAATGAAATTGCTGGCAGCGACTGTGTAGCGCAGGCATTATTTTATTTGGACTATTACAGGTTAGAATAAATCGAGCAAACGAACTGTATTCTTCAATGATGCCTTTTAGAGAATCTTGTGCATTGGGACTCAGTCGATCTGCCTCATCTAGCAGTACAACTTTAAAAGGACCCCAAGCAATGGTAGAAATAAACGGAACAATCTTATCTCTAATAAAATCAATGCCAGTTTCTCTACTGGCATTGACTTCTAGAACGTCGGCATCTTCGATACCAATTTCATTCACCAGCATCTTGGCCATAGTGGTTTTTCCAATGCCCGGTGGCCCACTCAACAACAAATGTGGAACGCTTTTGTCTTTGATCCAGGTCAAGACCTGTCTACGCTGTGCATCGTCTCTCCATACATAACCGTCAATGGTTTTAGGACGATATTTTTCTACCCATAGTTCTTTCATACAATTCTTCCTGTTCCTAACCAGATCAATTGATCTAATTCTTGTTGATAATCTTTATTCATTCTACGTTTTTCGTAGATAGCTTGCAGTATTTCTTTACTGTCGCCAGTAGTACATGAGCCACGACTTTCTAATTCTTCAATGAGATCGTCTGTTTCAAAATCGCTCAAATCTACATCTACTTCAACTTCTTTATACATGGTTTTATACATTATACTAGTTCCTCTAAAATTCCCAATACCTCTGCCATCATAAGTAAACAGCCGCCTGCAAATACAGAACCCCAGCCAAATGCTGTGCCAGCAAATGCCGCTCCGGCAATAATGCGTAGAACACTCTTTATCATGCTGACATAAAAATGTCCTCGGCTTGTATCTTTAGGTTGTATTTCCATTGTATATCCTTTTCGTTTATTATAGAGGAAAAGAAAGGGTCTGTCTAGACCCTTTGAGTTATTTGCTCACAAAAGGAGCCAACTCCGGGGGCACCCACCCTACGGGTTTCAATACCTTACCGTCTTCACGTTTACGAACCTTACCAGTCTCTGAATCGATCTTGGCAAAGTTGGTTTTCATAACTTCCTTCCAGGCACCTTCGGCATCTGCACCCATACTATGAATAGCACCAATGGTGACAACTAAGATATCAATCAGTGCATCTAGTTGTTCTACAGAATCTTCTGCTAGTGTGGCTTCTAGTAATTCTTGATGCTCTTCGTCGATCAGTTTAATATACATTGCGTATTGCTGCTCATCAAACTTGTCGACACTTTGATCACAGGCTCGCATAAACTTCTCTTGGTCTCTAAACGGATTAGTCATTTTTTTTCCTGTGTTTTTTGTTAATTGTTTCTACTCTATCTAACAGTTCAAAGTCTACGTGCTGGTCAATGGCTTCCATGATTATTGCGGCAACGTCTTTAGGAAAGCAACCGCCACCCCAACCGTATTGTGCGTCGGGCCCTGGAACATTCATATGTGTATTACCAATTCGATTATCTGCTTTTGATAGATACTTTAAATCGTCCCAAGCAACTCCTTCTGCGTCTGCTAACATTTTAAAATCATTCATGAATGTTACCTTAGTTGCTAGATAGGTGTTCATCATATACTTGTACAGTGAAGCAGTTTTTATATCTACTATGGTAAACTGATCATGTACTAATGGAACACCTTGATAGATCACTGTTCTAGCTTTAACACACCAATCGACACCACCACCAAGTACAAAGTAGTTTGAGTTAGCATAGTCTGCAACATTATTGGCCGCAGTTAAAAACTCCGGACAGTAGACCAAGTTGGGATATTGTTCATGTAGACGAGCATAGACACTGGGCGGAGCAGTAACCTTGCTGATAATGGGAATTTGTTTATTGATGTTTACAAACAACAATTCTTTTAGAGTAGCTTCTAGAATAGCTGTATCACAATGACCGTCTTGAGTTGACGGACTTGGAACGCAGATAAAAATAGCATCACAGTCTACAAATTGATCTAGAGATGCAGAATCTACTAATTTTGGATCTCTAATAACAAGTTCGGCTTTATGTTGGTAAGACCATCCAATAGCTTGCCCCACAAAGCCAAACCCTATAATACCTATACGCATAATAATTCCTATTGTTTAAGTATTTTAATTATACGTTGTTTTTCTTGTGCTTGCAACCACTCTTGTTCGCCAGCAAATGTAGGAGAGTTTCGAATGGCTGCATCTATAACTGCTTTGATTAGATATAGATCTTGTTTGCAACCAAATGCGGTATATCCGTCGTTGTAGGGACTACTGCATTCTCTATAGATTGTGTTAATTTGAGATGTGATGTGATCCACACCCCAATTCTTTTTAAAACCCATTAGCCAATTTTAGATAAATTGCCGGACATAAAGTCATCAGGCTTTATAGTCATACTACTGCCGTTGCTGAATTCTTGACCAATATAAAAGTCATTGGGTCTTACATCAGCCACTGCCATGATAGATTTGATTTCTACTTTCTGAAAGTCTTTGACACCTTCTCCGTCGTCGATGTTGATTTTTCTAGTCCAACGACCGTGCTCAATCAACACCCACTGTCCAACTTTGACATCTATGTCTACTTCACTACCAACTTTATAAACTTTTGCCCAACGGGGTTTTACTCCGTGAGCTTTGCCGTTGTCACTTTGAATGACAATACCGCTGGATGTGGTCATGTCACCCATGTCCATATCAACAACTAATATGTCTTTGGCCAAGGCTCGAACTTTGATTTTTTTAGGTGCGAATGCAAATGACATAGATTTCTTTTATTTTTTATTACCGGTGATACCGACGGTGTCTACTGAGCGCGGATTGTTTTGATAATAGTCTGCTAGAATTTGTTCTCTAGTTTTTATAATCTTGCCACCTGCTCCTAGCTCGTCACCTCGAGCGTTCACTCTCATATTACCCACTGCTGGTGTATTTTCATTACGTAGGCTAAGTTTTTCAAAATCAACTTCACGTCCTCTCATTGTACGATATGCTTTAGCCATTATTTTTCTCCTTTAAAGAATTCTTCTATTGGTAGATTGTATTTAACACTGTCTATCTTGTGTACACCTATGATGTGAAGCACATAACTGGCCACACTAGATCCTCGTCCTACACCCCAAATCACATTATTAGTTCTAAGTGTGTCCACAATATATTTCATGGTCTTGAGCATCAAAATCATATTGTGTTTTTTATACAGATCTATTTCCTGTATGATTCTAGGGTGATTTGATTCAGGACTATTTTCCAAAAGAAATGTTTCTATATTCATCTCTTGATATGCTCTAGGAATAAACCAATTGTTAGAATCTATTGAGTTAGTGGGAATTGGGTAGTCTAGATGCTCAGCAACAACAGTGTCAATATATTTTGACAGATCTGCAGAACTTTGACACAGGTCAAGCATAGTTGGCCCGTGTCGGAGTACACCTTTTACAAGTTCTTCTTGAGTATTATCTTCAGTCCACATTTATAAGTTGATTCAAATCCGTATCGTAGGTACCTTGAGTCTTAGCTACCAATCTCTTTGATAGTTCCTCTTTATATATTGTAACAAACGTAGACAGTTGTGTCAACATCTCATTTTTGCCCATTCTAGCGGCCAAAAAATATTTTCTAGTCAATTCCTGAAGTTTTAATTCAACTTCACTGTCTTTGAGTAGACTGAGATCTTCTTCGAGTGGATGGAACATTAGTTGAGGTCAACCCAAACTGGAGGACCAATGCTGGTGCAAACTTGAACCTTACTAGTAGTTGTATTGTAAATTAGATAACCAACTGCCGCATCTGCGGCTGCCGCATCTCTAGCTCCTGTTGTTAATGATACAACTTTGGAAGTTTGATCAAATACACTATCGGTAACTTTTGTTACTCCAATATAATTTAGAAATATTGTATCAGAGTTGTATCTCCAAACTTCTAAAATAACTCGATTAGTAAGTGATGATACTGTAAGTGTGCTAGGAAATGATATATTTTTCTTATAGACCACTCCACCGCCGCCTGCAAAAGTAATAGTACGCGAAGTAGTGCTGTCGCTGTACAATTCCAATGTGACTTTGCCAACACCTGCCGGAGTTTCGTTTTGTGGAAATGCAATAAAATCTATTATTACATTGGCAGCAAATTTGTAAATTTGATATGCACCATTGGTATAATCCACATTCAATGTTGCTTGATTATAATTTCCACCATCAAATAAGGCGTCTCTATTCCCTTTTAATACTGCTCCGGTAATAACGTTTTCTTGAAAATCGTTTTCGGCGTTTAATCTAGCTGCACCAGTAGTAGAACTTTGGAAAACTTCCAATTCCTCCTTGGCATAGCGTAGGCTGGTTTTGATAGTGTCAAAGTTGTCTCTGAACACCTGTGTGTCGTTGTCTTGCCCTGCTACAGGAAAGTTTTCGTTTATACTGACGTAATTGATATTGCTCACGGTAATTTTTCTCCACGTTGCGGAAATACAAGATATTTATCCTCTATTCCTATAGCAAAAATATTTGTTTTATCGTTTAATTCTTACTCTGGGCCAAACTTGTCCAGTAGATGGTCTAAATTTATTATTAAATTTTGGGAACACATTACCAGTGATTTCGCGTTCTCGTTTGTAAAAAAGAAATAAATTAGGAGCACCTTGTAGATCTTGGCCGTCTGTAGGCCCACCGTTTGTTGCAGTTAATTGACTACTCTTGGCATAGGCTAAAATATATGCTTTGGCCTGCTCCTGAGTCATCGAAGGATATGTTTCTAACGCACAGGCCAATACTCCACACACCTGCGGGCTTGCCATACTAGTTCCGCTAAACTTACCTAGATAATATGAAGCGTTTCTAGGATCAGCAGTTCCGCTAGGTAACGCACTTATAATATAAGTGCCAGGTGCCCAAATGTCTACACCTGGTCCGCAATCACTATATATTACCTTTTGATCTGTCTGTATACTGTCTACAGATCCGACACAGATATTAGGCAGATCGTAACTAATAGGGTTTGTTAATGTAATAGTATCACCAAAACTAACTCCTGCTGGCAGTTGCCCATTGGTTGCAATTTGTGTATAACCGTTAAAATTTGTAATTTCAACAATAGTAAGTGTGCCACTGGACCAGTATAATGTCCAGCCTGGAACAATATAATCTGGAAGAGTACCCCATGTTGTCTCTGATAGAAAATAGTAATTGCTTGGAGAATAATCTCTAACTGTTACATTATATGTTTGGAATGAGTCGTTGGCGGTTGGACTGGTACCTCTCATATAATAGTAGGGTTGAGTAACACTACCTGGGTATCTATTAGCCATTTCAAACGTGTTGATATAATCTAGTCCACCAGGCACATCGTGTTTCCACCGTCCGTTGCCAGCGGCACCTACAGTGATAATGCCTTCGTCTATGGCATCTTCAATGTCGGAATCTAGTGCCGCTACCCTTGCTGGAATACGTTGCCCTGAAATAAATCCCCAGGTGTTTAATTGCTCTGTGGTAAATCCCGAACTGGTGGTCTTAGCATTGTTTACGCCTACTTGTAGGTCTATCTGCGCCGGAGTTGCTTCGTAGAAAGTATACTCGCAGACCATGCCAGGACTTCCCAGTGTTCCTGATGTTGAGGCATTACCTTCCATTCTAATTCTATAAGTTCTATTTGGCGCAGTTCCCTCAACTCCATGATAAATTCTTTGAACAGAATTATCCCTAGCACACCACATAATTTTTGGCAAGTTAGGATTAGATACGCTAACTCCGCTCCATACAGTTGAGCCTGATCCAAATGTTAGATAAAAATTAGTTCCCGGAAATACAGTTGTATGCGGCCCGCCTAGAAAATTAACCGTAAACGGCAAACTGATATTCCAGAACCCGTCATCGCTATTTCCACTAGTGGGTGTAGTTGATACGGTTAAGCCGTAACCACCTCCTAGGCTAGAAGTAATTGATGATACTGTGGCAGATTCAGCACCAGTGGCCACGGTGACTCTAGTGCTCATAGCCACAGCAGTCAACGGACTGGCTACTTCAGCGTTGACCAATGTTGTGTTGTAGGTAATGGTATAAACTGCTGTGTTTGGTAAAGCCACAGTTTGGTCTATGATTAATTCAACATCACCGCCTTCGGCTGACGAAGTTGGACCTTGTGTGTATGTTGCAATAGTAGATGCACCTTGGGTAACAGTTACTCCTAATGTTAGAGTAGTAATACCAGTGATTCCGCCAGATGCTACATTTGAAATCAATGCAACAGTACAAGGTCCTTGCACTGTGATAGTATACGTCGAGGCTGGCGCCACAAGTGATGCTAGATATACTTGTCCGCCCTCTGAGGTCCAAGTTCCTGGAAATGATAAAATATTTCCTGCTCCGGCAGGTGGTGGACCTGAAGTGGTAATTCTGTTACCAAAATTTTCAAATCCTAGTAGATTTGTCAATCTATTATTGGAATTACAAACACCACTAGTTCCTAAATATGTAGTTGCACCAACAGTTGGTGTATATCTAGTTCCTCTATAAGTAACTGCTGTAATATCAGTCAACGCCCAGTCGCTGGGGAAAATACTCATACCCCAACTGTTGTTAACTATAGTTGGATTTTTTCTGCCTGTTGCTACATTATTAGATTTATTAGCATGAAATTGTCTAATGTAGTCAAACACATAGGGAAATGTATAGTCAGCGTCGTCACCTGCCAAATAATATAGATTATAAATGTTAGCTTTTCTAGCCCAGCCTTGTGTATTGCCTGCTACTGTGCCTGCTACGTGTGTTGAATGACTGCCTGTTCCGTAGCTGTATGTTCCAGGACTTGTTCCTTTGACAGCAAGATTATGTTGAAACCAATTATATTGATTTGTTCTATTAGTGCCGGTGCCGTCTGCGTTGGCAGTGAATTCTGGATGATTCCATACTAGGCCGTTTTCATCGCAGATAACAACGTCAACATTCTTTCCAGTCTGTGTTAGATTAATAGTTCCTGTTTGTGCTGCTGTTCCTGATCCGTTGCCTTGATAACCTGTGCCGCCCCAACCTGCTCGTTGAACGCCTTCAGTACAACGTAATAGTCCCCAATTCTTCATAGAACTACTGGTGCTAGCAGATTTATCCCAGGCTGTTGAAGTTTGAGTTATGGTAGTAGTACCTGCTTGAATTCCCAGTTCCGATGGAATTAATTCAACAGATCGAACTCTAGAATCATTTTTTAATTCTTGAGCTTCCCAATGGGCTAATCGATAAACTGTATTTCTACTAGAGGGTCTTCGATCAGTACATTCAACTGCTCGTAGTATGTCGGTGTTTAAGGGACTCTTATCTTTGGTTTCTAAATCTTGATAGATTGACTGTAAATCATTGTAATTATATACAGTAACAATATATTCTTTTGTTTGAACATAGTCTATTAACGACATTGATTATACCTCTAACTGTAAAATTGACAATGTTATAGTAATTACTGCCGAACCACCACTGTTATTAACCACAGCCGCATAGATATCTGTAGTAGGAGTATCATCTGAATTAAATCCTATAGTTCCAGGAGTAATTAGAATTGTTTGAGATCCTGTGGTAATAACTTCAGCAATAACACCTGCACCTGACAAGGGATCCTCTCCTACTAATCTTGTTGCATCGCTTGATCTAGCACTAGAGCTAGAATACAATCTTACCCACGCAGCATGAGTAGAGGTAATTTTATAAAGCACATATCCTTTAAAACCAGTAATTGTAATATTTCCGCTAGATCCATTTGCTAAACTACTTGTGCTTGCGTTTCTACTCACACGTGAAGATGCTAATCCAGCAGCCCCAGTAGCCCCAGTTGCCCCAGTTGCCCCAGTTGCCCCAGTTGCCCCAGTTGCCCCAGTTGCCCCCGTTGGTCCAGTTGCCCCCGTTGGTCCAGCAGCCCCAGCAGGTCCAGTAGCCCCAGTAGCCCCAGCAGGTCCAGCAGGTCCAGCAGGTCCAGTAGCCCCAGCTGCCCCAGCTGCCCCAGTAGGTCCTACTGACCCAGTTGCCCCTGTGTTTCCTTGTTCTCCAGTTGCCCCCGCTGGTCCAGGTACAGTTGATGCTGCGCCAGTTGCCCCCGTTGGTCCAGCCGGACCTTGTTGAGGATTTGCTGGAACAAATTTACCAGTAGCTGCAACATACTGTAACGTTTGACCATTTGTTGGTGCAGTAGTGAAATCTATTGAAAATTGTATATTTTGAGTATCTCCAAATTTTGAATAGATTTCATTAAAATTTGCATTAATTTTAACAGCACCTTGTCTTAGAGAGTCCCCAGTTGCAGTGTTAGGGCCGTTGCCAATATTGATAGTTTGTTTTGTCATACTACTGTTTATCCTTGATCAAATGTTATCGACTCGTCATCAAATGATATTGAGTCATTGTCAAAAAATCTCGATGATGTTGTTGGCATGACATTGACTATTGGACTCGGCACCGAACCTGGCAGTTTATTAAGTATATCACGTTGCGGAAATGCTAGATATTTATTATCAATGACACCGTCTAGCACATCAATCAGATACCTATCTGCGGTGAAATTTATTGATTTGAAATCAAAGCTGGCCTGCTTTATTCTGGAAATTATCTTGGACCCTGACCCAGGTTTACTGTAACAAAGAACTAGAGCTTTGACATATCCAGCTTCTACAAACGCTTGATTTTGTATACTTCTCATCCATAAGGGAAGGAATGTGCGGTCTCTTTCTCCTAGAGTTTTTATACGACTTCGCATATTTTTAAAACTGTTGGGAAATACTCGTTGATGATCACTGTCGCTGATCAAAGGAATGTTGCTGTCGATCTTTATGGTGTCATAACTTACAAGTACTTTACTGTTGATGTTGTTAGGCAGCTCTACAGTTTGGCTGATGCTTTTGCCATTTTTTTCAAATTCGTCTACAACTTCTACATAAACTGCTTCATACAAAGTTTCTTGAGTGAGAGGATCTTTGGCTTCTGCATACTGTAGATTACCAAATCGTATCTGTTTACGATAGTGATTTCGACTCATGGTCTGTACATAATTCACAGCCTCTAGGCTTTCAATGCCAGCAAACACCAGTATTTTTAATTCTGTTTGTATGCCAAAATTGGTATCACCTGATCTATATAAATCATTGGATCTAAATATATTGTTGTCAGTGATAAAATTAAACCAATCCAGTCTTTTATCCTTGGTCTGAAATGCTTTGAGATACAGATTGGCAAAAGTTTTTGTGTTGTCCGCTACCACCAGCATTGTGAATGCTTTCAACGACTCTGCAAAGTTTGCAGAATCCTTGGCTATGATCTCAAATTTAAAAGTTTTGTCAAAGCTGGTGTTGTTGTCAAAGGCCTGGGTATAGTTTCTAGACAGTGTAGAACTATCTTCACTGGGATTCAAACTGTCAGTTCTTTCGTAGAACCTAGTGAGTCCGGGCCCGTTGTCATCACCAAATTGTTTAACCTTGCCTATTATGATACCCGTGGACTGAAAGTCCAATCCTGGCGGCAGTGTGCCTGTGACAATTTCATAGATCACTCTGCCACCGTATCTCAAACTTCTAGCTTCTACAAATTTCTGACTGGGTTGATTGGGCACGATGGTTCCTAGATCACTGTCGGATATCCATTCGATACTGCTTTCAATTTCACCAATGATATCTATGTTAAATATTTTTTCAACAGTGGAAACACCCTTGGTCCAATATATGCTGTCCAATGCATCTGGAAATTGATTTCTACTGGACTGTACAGCTATGTAGATAAAATCTCCATACCTCACTGCCTGTCCTATGGTATAGTTAAAAGTAGAACTCCAGCTGCCCAGCAGCACGGTGTAGACCAACGAGGACAGTGTGGCAGGATAATTGATGGCCTGTACAGTGAATTGATACGTTTTGGTGACAGCACTTTGATAAGGCACCCTGCCTGCTATCTCTCCAGTGATAGAATCAATCACCATGCCTGGTGGCAGTTCGCTCACAGTTTCCGGTATAATCACAGTCCAGTCATCGGGATCATTGGTTCTAATATTTGCCACTGGAAAATACACAGTCTCTGAACTCAGTTCCCATCGGCCGGTGGTAATTATTTCACCAGTGTCTTTGTATCTATAGGTACCACCATTGGTAGGCAAAAATATATATGTAATGGTACCGGCCAGTGAAGGAGGATCATAAACATCTAGATATACTGTGATATAGTTATTGGCTCTGCGTCTACCTAGATTGCTTTCGGTAATCCATATAGGTTTACGATCACTTGAAGCGTCAGCTCGGAACAGATTGGTATCAATTTGCAGTATACTGTTGTCTGCCTGCAAGAATTCTTCAGTGACTACCCAAATCCTAAACAATCTTCTTATTTCATTTTCACCGTCTGACACAGCAACAATAAACGTGTAGAACCTACTTAGACGTCTAGGAGTTTGACTGTCTTCGGTGTAACCATAAGTAACGTTGTCATAGAGATAGGAATCAAATCCGTTGCTTTTGGCCTCGGCTACATCTAGTGCTGTGATATCAAATGCTTCGGTATCATAACCGCCTGGCCCTGCAACATCCAGCGCAAACACCGGATCAGTAAATCCAAATAGTCTTCCTTGACGTGTTAGTGACAGACCAGGAGGTAATTCTCCACCTGACGGTACAAGATAGTATTCTAGTACATCTCCGATGCTTTCATCTGTGTCTTCTGCTTCTAGTTGGAAATCCACAAACGAATTATCGAGAACAAAATAATTTTCACCCGCCCCTACATTCAAGAACCCTTCTCGAGTAAGCCAGGCTGGTTCATCAGAACCGTCAACATCGATACTGAAAGTTCGATCCTCAATGTCCTCTCCGTCGTCTGCACGAACGACAAATCTGCTGACTGTGTATTTTTCTACTTCTGTGGGACTGCCTTTGATAAACACCGTGCCCTGAGAACTATCTGTGGTTACCACTATGTCTAGTCTTAGGCCTCTAGGTAATGAACCTGCCAGCAAGGTAAATGTGATAGGACCAACAGTGGATGTTGCCTCCAAAGGAATATCTAGAATAATCCTTTCGGTTACTATGTTTAGTCTGCCAGCTGGAGTAATCCAAGTAATCATTGGCTGTCCTTAGACCAGGGCACCAAGGTCTATGTTAAATGGTCCAGGGGTTAGGCAAGTGCCAAAGTCCACATTGGCAGCAGCTGATAACACTTGTAACGCTGTGGTATACTGATTGCCAACAGGTCCAAAATCAAAACCCAACAGTAATGCATTTAGATCCAAGTTGGTATCAACAGTGATATATGGGGTGGATCCTGTGACTGTGATATTGCTGCCACCTTGGATGGCAATATTGGTATTATCTCCTGCCTGTACTATTCCTTGATTAGTGGTAATACTGGTAAAAGCTTCTGGCTGTGTGGAACGAATTTCGATACTGTTGTCTAATTCCGTGACAACAATTTTTGTACCAGATATCAAATTTTTAAATTTTAATATGCTGCCTGTTTTTTCTTTAAAAACTTTAGCGCCTACTTCTTGAGCATTTGCACCAGTTAAAGTAAAGGTGGTTAACAATTCTGCAAAGTTAGCGTTAACCTTTTGAAAAGCTGATCGTAGGTCGTCACCTAGTCCGTCATTGACTACATTACCTAAATTAATTTCTTGTATGGCCATATTTCGCTCTCTTTAGTATATTTACCGTTCGTTGAACTCTAACTCTTGTGTGGCCAATAACTCAAGTATCTGACCTTGCACTGCGGGATCTTTGATACCTTGATCTACACATTT